GTGTTTTACACATATCGGAAGTTGAAAAGTCTCCAACCTGCTATGCTGTGACTATGGGAAATCCACCGAAACCTGCTGAGCTAAAGATTCTTCAAGGCAATCCAGGTCAGCACAAGATTAAAGTGAATGATGCTATTGCTCCTTTGGAGTATGGCTATACAGAACCTTTGCGCCCTTTGGGTGTTGTAGGTAAACAGTTTTGGGATACTATCTTTGGGGCTGGGGAGTTGTGGATAAGTATTCGCACTGATACTCAGTTGGTGCAGATGGTGTGTGAGCAGCTTGACCGCCGTGAGCGTTTGCGTGAGTTGTGGGAGAACGACCCGACTGACCGTGCGGTGTCTATGTCTTTGTTTGATGTTGAGAAGTCGGTTATCTCATCTTTGAGTTTGCTTGGCTTTACGCCTGCTGACCGTACCCGCTTGGGTTTGGTGTCGGCTAAGACTAAGAGCAAGTTAGAAGAGTTGTTGGCTAAGAAGGCTAACCGTGATTGATAGCTGGCCGCCAGCACATCTTACGCCCGTAGACCCTGTGTCTATTGAGCGGGGTGATGGGGATTTTGCTGCAGACTTTTCGGAGTTGTTTGGTTCGATTGGTAAGGATGGGATTGCTGGTCGGGCTGGTGAGGCTTTGAGGTTGCGTCCGTGGCAACGAGAACTGTTGAAGCATTTGTATGCTCGTGATGAGAATGATGGGTTGGTTGCACAGACTGCTCTAATTGGGATGCCCCGTAAGAATGGCAAGTCAGCCCTTTCGTCAGCCGCCATCGGCTTGTACTCGCTCCTCGCTGAGGGCATCAACGGTGGTGAGGTTGTTGCGGTTGCTGCAGAAAAAGAACAGGCTCGTATCGTTTTCGGTGAGGCGAAACGTATGGTGGAGAACTCGGAACTCGCTGATTTGGTTCAGGTGTATAAGGACAGCATTTATGTGCCGTCTACTAACTCGGTGTTCAAGGTTGTTTCCGCTGAGGCTTACTCTAAGGAAGGTCTGAACCCGTCTCGTGTGATTATGGATGAGCTTCATGCGCACAAGAGTCGTGAACTGTTTGATGTGTTTTCTCTGGCGATGGGTAACCGTGGCAAGATAGGGCAGTTGGTTGCTATCACAACGGCGGGGGTAAAATCTGACAGCACAGGCTTTGACTCAGTTTGTTACTCTCTTTATAACTACGGCAAGAAAGTTGCTAGTGGAGAAATTGAAGATGCCAACTTTTTTATGGCTTGGTGGGAAGCTGCCCCTGATGCTGACCATCGTGACCCTGACTCGTGGAAGGTTGCGAACCCTGGCTTTGGTGACATTGTTTCTGAGGCTGACTTTGAGTCGGCTGTGCGCCGTACCCCTGAAGCAGAGTTCCGCACTAAGCGTTTGAACCAGTGGGTGTCGTCTCAAATCTCGTGGTTACCGACAGGCACTTGGGATGCTTTGGCTGAAGAGAACTTGGAGATTGACCCTGAGAAAGAATATATCCTGGGCTTTGATGGTTCGTTCAGCGGTGACTCTACTGTGGTTGTGGCTGTGTCTATCCCTGTGGAAGATGATGAACTGCCTGTAATACATTTGGTGAAAGCGTGGGAGAAACCTGCGGACGCTGACGACAACTGGCGTGTAGACATTCTTGATGCTGAGAACGCTATCCGTGACTTCTGTGCCCGTTACAAAGTGCGTGAAATAGACTGTGACCCGTTCCGTTGGCAACGCTCTATGGAAGTGTTAGCGGACGAAGGTTTACCGATTGTTGAATACCCGTCCACGTCTGCCCGCCGAATGGTAACCGCTTGTGCAAAGTTTTATGACGCTGTGCAAGAGAAACGTCTCATCCATGACGGCAACCCGCTACTCGCAAGACACTTAGATAACGCTGTAGTCAAGATGGATAACCTCGGCCCGCGTATTGTTAAAGAGAACAGAAATTCCAATCGAAGGATTGACGCTGCTGTTGCTGCGGTTATCGCATTTGACCGAGCAGTGAGTAGTAGAATGGAAGAGCAGATTATCCCAGAGTTTTTCTCTTTTTAGGCGGTCAAGATGGTAGCTACGATTCTCCAAATTGTCGGTGTCACAGTTGTTGCTGTTGGTGCTGGCCTCATTTATCCGCCTTTGGGCGTTATTTTGGCTGGGGTTAGTTTAGTAATTTTTGGTTTGGCTATGGAGAGAAGTAAGTAATGCTTGGTCGTTTGGGTAATGGTAACGAAGAAGAGCGTATGCTTTCTTTTCAGGCTATTTGGGGTTCGGGTGACTCGTTAGGTAACACTAGCGAAGCGGGCGTAACTATCAACGCTGACACTTCGTTCAACAACGTTGCGTTCTTCGCTGCAATCAATCTAATCTCAGGGAGCATCTCTACCCTGCCTGTGGATTGTTTTGTTCGCCGTAATGGTAGCCGTGTTCCTGTAAGACCTAAGCCTGCTTGGGTAGACCGCCCTGACCTTGACCTTGTTACTGGGCAAGCTCACTGGCAACAGGTTCTTGTATCTTTACTTGTGTACGGTAACGCTTATGTGCGTGTGTTCCGTGACAAGAAAACTTTGGACATTGTAAACCTTGTCGCCCTTGACCCTAATCTGGTCACTGTGAGCCGTGGCAACAATGGTCGCAAAATCTATACTTACAGCGGTGAAGAAAACAAATCTTTGACCTCTGACGACATTCTGCACATTACAGACATTATGATGCCTGGTGCTCTCAAAGGTAAGGGCCGTATTGATGCTCTTGCTGACAGCATCGGTTTGGGTATTGCGTTGCAGTCGTTCGCAGCTCGTTTCTTTGGTGGTGGCACACAGACCGCAGGTATCATTGAGTTCCCTGGCAACTTGCAAAAGGAACAGGCGAAAGCACTGGTTGAAGGTTTTGATTCAGCACACCGCGGTTTCCGTAAAGCACACCGCACAGGTATCCTGTCGGGTGGGGCTAAATGGGTTCGTACCACTACTGAGAACAACGCAAACCAGTTCTTAGAGTCTCGTGAGTTCTCTGTGTTGGATGTTGCTCGTGCGTTCCAAATCCCGCCACATATGTTGGGTGTTACGACTGGTTCTCAGGCTCGTGCATCTGTTGAGCAGTTGGCGATTGACTTTGTAACTAATGGTCTACGTCCACACATTGAAAAACTTGAACGTGCTTACTCAACTCTGCTACCAAACCAGGAGTTCATTAAGTTCAACATTGATGGTTTGATTCGTGCAGACTTCTCAACTCGTATGCAGGGTTACAGTATTGCTATTCAGGGTGGTTGGTTGAACATCAACGATATTCACCGTTTAGAGGACTTGCCACCTGTTGAGGGTGGAGATGTTTATCGTGTGCCTTTGGCTAACGTTGATTTGGCTGCTGCTGACCTTGTGGCTCAGGAAAAGCAAACTTCTATGGCAGCTAAACTAATTCAGGTTGGTTTTGCTCCTGAAGAAGTGTTGGCGGCTATGGGCTTGCCTGCTATGGCTCACACAGGTATTCCGAACGTTCAGCTACAGCCGTTGCAGAACCTTGACCCTAATGACCCACTAGGAGCTTACGAAGCATAATGATTAATCCTGGACTATACAACATTGATTGCCCTCAAGGTGCGACTTGGGATAGAACTTTCACTGCCACCATTGATGCTGCTCCAATAAATTTGACTGGTTATTCTGCAGCTATGCAGGTTCGTGATGCTGCTGATGGGGCTACTGCGCTTGTGTCTTTGACTTCTGGTGCAGGTATTACTTTGGGTGGGGCTGCTGGAACTATTGCTGTAACAATTAGCTCTACGGTTACTGCTGCGATTGTTGCTGGTTCTTACTCTTACGACTTGGAGATTACTTCTGGTGGGGGAGTAGTCACTCGTTTGTTGCAGGGTGCGTTTAATGTTACGGCTGGGGTTACTCGTTGAGTGATGTTGTTGTTTCTGTTGTAGAGTCTGTTACTTCTGTCACTGTTAGTGAGCAGGATGTTGCTGTTGCGGTTACTGAGTCGCCTGTAACGATTGTTACTGGTACTTCTGGGCCGCAGGGTGCTACAGGTTCTACTGGGGCTACTGGTGCTACTGGTGCGACTGGCCCGACTGGTGCTAGTGGTGTTGTTTCGGTTACTGCACCGATTACTAACACAGGCACGTCTACAGCTGCGAACATTGGTATTGACCAGAGTGGGCTAACGCTTGCACAGTCGCAGATTACTAATCTGCTTACTGACTTGGGTGCTAAGGCTAACTTGGCTGGCGGAAACACTTTTACTGAAACTCAAACCATTGTCACTGGGGCAGACACAAATAAAGGTCTAATTGTAAAAAAGACATCAGGCGGTCAAACTGCCAATTTGCAAGAGTGGCAGGATAGTGCTGGCGGTGTTTTAGCACAAATCTATAGTTCTGGAGCATTTGGAACTTCTGGTCGAATTATTGCTAGTGGTGCTACTGGTGCAAGAGTGGATGTTTCAACTATTGCTACAACTAATGTTGGCATTGGTATTCGTGGTGTTGCTTCTCAATCAGCTGATATGCAGCAATGGCAAATTGATAACGCAACCGTCCGAGCAAAGGTTGGTGCGTCAGGTCGTGTAGCTATTGGTTCACCAGCAACCGAGTTTAGTTCTGCATTTTTATCTGTCTCGTCAGTGTTTACTACTAACCCTGCGATTGTGGCTAGGGCTGTAGCGAGCCAGACGGCTAATCTTCAGGAATGGCAGTCAAGCACTGGAGCTATCAATGCTTATGTAGATTCATTTGGTGTCATCGTTAGTAATTCAGCTGGTATTTTTAATGCTGGCACAGCAGCTACTAGGCCACTCACTATCAAAGGTGCTGCATCTCAGACAGCGAACTTGCAGGAATGGCAGGATAGTGCTTCTGGAATTATGGCAGTAATTACACCTACTGGAACATTCCGTTCGGCTGGTTTGATTACTGCTGGTTCATCAGCAAATGTGCTTGGACAACTTACAGTTTATTCAACTGCAGCTACTCGTATTGGTGCTGTCATTCAGGGTGCTGCGTCTCAGTCTGCGAACTTGCAGGAGTGGCAGAACAGTGCTGGAACAGTTTTAGGGTCAATGTCATCCGCTGGCAGACTCACAACTAATGGTGGTTCTTACTTTGGTAATGGTCAGGCGTATACGGTAAGCAACGCAGTTGGAACTACACCATTGGTTGCTAGGGGAATGTCTGGTCAGACAGCGAACTTGCAGGAATGGCAAAACAGTAGCGGAACTGTAATGACTTCTGTGACCTCTGTTGGAGCACTCAGGTTCAGTTCTGGCGGTTCTCTGGCAATTGAATGGGGTGTCGAGCGAGTTTTAGATTCGTTCGGGCCTACTGGAACTTTGCGTGTAAACCCTTATGCCGCAAGTTATGTTGGTTTGGCTGTAAAAGGTAAAGCATCTCAGACAGCGAACTTGCAGGAATGGCAGGACTCTGCAGGAACAGTTATGAGTTCTATCGATTCTATTGGTCGTGGCTCGTTTGGAAACATGGCTGTTGGTATCACAGTAGGTTTGGCACGATTGGCTGTCAGTAGCGGTTCTTCTGCATCTACTATCCCTATGTTGGTTCGTGGGGCTGCGTCTCAGTCTGCGAACTTGCAGGAATGGCAAAACTCGGCAGGAACAGTTAGAGCAAGGGTTGATGCAAACGGAGTTCTTTTTGCTAATACCCTTGCAGGTATCAATCAACTTGTCTTTATGCGTGAAGAATCATCTGGCGGCTTATTTGAGGCTAAAAAACTGACGGCTACTGCCTCTAATCCTGGTGCTAACAATGGCAAAATTTACTTTAGAGATGGCACTAACGCTGGCACTTTGAAACTTGTTGTTCGTGCTGGTGCAGCAGGTGCTGAAACAACTATCCTTGACAACATCCCACAATAAAGAAAGAAAGAAAATAAATGACCGAGTTCAACATTCCAACTGAAATCAAAGAACAACTAATTGCTGAACGCCTACAGGCTCTAAACCTTGAAGGTTACCAGCATGAACTGAACAAGAAAGCTGCTGAAGCTGTAGGTAACGCTGAAGCTGTTGCACAAGCTGATGAAGCCATCACAATTATCAAGAACGCTATTGCTGTTCACGAAGCCGAGTTGTAGTGCCTATTACTAGCGGCCAAATGACTGTTGGTACTACCCGTGTGCAGGTTGATGGTAATAGTACGGGTTGGGCACATATGCATATCAAAAATTTGGATAATACTGACCATCTTTATGTTGGTGGTAGCGATTTGACTTTAGCAAATGGCTATCACGTTGATAAACAAGAATTTATTGAGTTTGATGTTCCACCAGGAGAGGCTATATATCTTTTGGCTTCTGCTGGAAGTATTGATGTTGCTTGGATGAGGATAAGTGCATAATGCCTTACTACATCACTGATAAGGGTCAAGACTGTGCTGGTTGGGCTACTGTTACCGAAGAAAGCACTGTTATTGGTTGTCACAAAACAAAACAGGATGCTATTGACCAAATGGTTGCAGTAAGTATTGCTGAAGGGCTTAAGCCTGGTGGAACTTATCGGCCTAGAGCTAATAGTGAACTATCTGAGACTAGAATAGATAATGGTAATTCTAATGATGAGGTTGTTGTGAATACAGACACTATTAAGACTGAGAACCGCTGGTTGTCTGTCGCTAACGGCTTGATTAGTCGCTTATCCCCTATCCACGAAGCTCCTGTGAGCGAGGAACGTGGCAAGAAGATGGAAACCCGTATCAACCACACTGAGGTTGAGTTCCGTGAGGTTGCTGACGGCAAGGGTATGACTTTTGAAGGTTACGCATCTGTTTTCAACAGCCCTAGCGAACCGATTGGTGGACAGTTCACCGAGTATGTGAAGCCTGGTGCGTTCAAGCGCAGCCTTGACGCTCGTAACGATGTGAAGTTGTTGTGGAATCACGACACTGGTGAAGTTTTGGGTTCAACCCGCGCAGGCACTCTACGTTTGGTTGAAGATTCGCACGGTCTAAAGGCTGTTGCTGAATTACCTAACACTCAGCGTGGTCGTGACACTGCCGAACTGTTACGCCGTGGTGATGTTGCTAACATGAGTTTTGGTTTCAGTGTTCCAAAGGGCGGAGACTCTTGGAGCGATAACGGTGGCACTCGTGAACTACACTCCGTTCGTTTGCACGAAGTGAGCATCGTGGCCTATCCAGCTTACTCCGCAAGCACCGCTTCGGTTCGTGCTGTTGAGTTCAGCGCAGACGACTTGGCTGAAAGCCTAATGCTTTTGGAAAACGGCGAGGACTTGTCTGAAGAACAGGCTCAAATGATTATGGATGTTGTTGGCAAACTTGTAAAGACGGATAGTATGGATGTGTCTACTGACCCTGCAGAGCCTTTGGCTATGATTCCTTTGACTGACGGTATGGATGCCCCTGATGGTATGCCTGCAGCTGAAGATGATTCAGAGATGGAAGATGAATCTGGTAGTAAGATTTCAGTTGAGGTAGAAATAGAACTGAATGGTTCTAATCTGGATGTTAAGAAAAAGAATCTTGACTTACTAATGAAGAGGTTATAACATGGCTACTAAGAACGAAATTGATGCAGCAGTAAAGATTGTCGCTGATTTTGCAGGAAACCCTGAAAGTGGTATTATTGCAGAGCTGCTTAGAGACTTGAAGAAGTCATCTGAAGTTTCGGTTGATGCTGTTGAAAAGCGTGTCACCGATATCAAGGAAACTCGTTAGTTTTTTCCCTTCTTCTAACGAGACGTGCCCTGCCAGGCTTTTCCCCCATTTTCCCTGGCAGGGTTTCCTTTTTCTGGGGGTATAATTGTTTGTATTGGTTGAGTGTCAGCACCACCATAGTCTGTTCAGTGTTAGCACGAATAGATGACTAATTTATTCGCTAATTATGAAAGGACATATTATGTCTGAAATTCTAAAGTCAGCGGTTGAAGAGCGTCAGAAGCTATGGCACGAAGCAAAGGCCGTCATTGACGGTGCTGAAGCTGAGGGTCGTTCACTTTCGGGTGAAGAAGAGTCAAAGTACCAGACTCTTTCTGCTGAGCTGGACAAGCGTGCGGCATTTATTGAAGAGTACAAGAAAACTGCAGACCGTGAGGCTCGTGCAGCTGAGGCTGCTGAAGGCTTCCTAGCACCTGCAAACCAGGTTGCTGCGAAAACTGACGCAGACCACATCCGTGCTCTAGCTCGTGGAGAAGTTCGTTCGTTTGATTTCGGTAACGAACAGCGTGCGCTATCTCCATCAACCACTGGTGCTCCAATCCCAACCAGTTTCTACAACCAGATTATCGGTATCGCTAAGTTCGCAGGCCCAATGCTTTCGACCTCAACGATGCTTCGCACTGCTGGTGGAGAAAACCTACAGATTCCATCGCAGGCCACCTACTCGGCTGGTTCTATCACTGCTGCTGGTTCTGCTATCGCTGCAAGCGACCCTACCTTCAACGCTTTCACCACTCTTGGTGCATGGAAGTATGGTGGACTAATCACTATCGCCCGTGAACTCATTGAGGACTCTGGTGTAGACCTGCTCGGCTTCCTAGCTGACCAGATTGGTGTTGGTCTTGGTTCGTCTGTAAACGCTGGTCTAACCAACGGTACTGGAACTATTCAGCCTAACGGTCTAGTTACTGGTGCTGGTTCTGCTGTTACTGGTGGAACTGGTGTTACTGGTGCTTTCACTGCTGACAACCTAATTGACCTTGTGTACTCGGTAAACACCGTTGCTCGCAAGCGTCCAGGTGCTGGTTTCCAGATGAACGCTCAGGGTATTGCTAACGCTCGTAAGCTAAAGGACACCGCTGGAAACTACGTTTTCAGCCCAGCTCTTTCTGCTGACAAGAACGACCTACTTCTTGGTTACTCAATCTTTGAGAACCCAGACATGGCAGCTCCTGCTGTTGGTGCAAAGTCGGTTGTTTTCGGTGACCTAGCAAGCTATTACGTTCGTGAGGTTGGCGGTATCCGCCTTGACCGTTCAGACGACTATGCGTTCGCTAACGACCAGGTAACCTTCCGTTACACCTGGCGTGGAGACGGTGCACTTGTGCAGTCGTCCCATGTAAAATTCTTTAAAGGCGGCGCTAGTTAATAGCTAGTTCTCTTTAGAGAAAAAGTATTCCCCCTGAGTTGCGTAGGACTTGGGGGGTTTACTTTTGCCTATTTTTTGTGTAATGTGTTTGGTATACAAATGAAAGGTTATACAAATGGGTAAAGGCACGATTTCGTGGTTTAGTAACTCTCCTGATGCTCCTACTGGGTATGGTATGCAAACTCAGCAGGTTGTGAAGCGTCTGTTGAAAGATAAGTATGATGTTGCTATTTTGAGCAACTTTGGTCATGAGGGTGTGATTGGTTCTTGGAATGATGGGGCTGGTCATGATGTGCGTGTGTATCCTCGTGGGGCTGAAACTTATTCGCAAGACATTACTCCTCTAAACCACACTCATTGGGCTTCGGAACATCCTAAACAACCTGACCTTTTGGTAACTCTTTATGATGTTTGGATTATGCGTGGCAAGAAGTATGACGAAATCAACATTGCTTCTTGGACTCCTGTAGACCATCACCCGATGCCACCGAAGGTTGGTGAGTGGTTGGCTAAACCTAATGTGACTCCGTTGGCTATGTCTAAGTTTGGGCAACAGCAGATGGCTAATAATGACATTGAGGCTTTTTATGTTCCTCATGCTGTTGAGAAGGTTTTTCAGCCGACTCCTAACATTGGTGATTATGAAAACCGTGAGTATTTGGGTATCAAGAAGGATGCGTTTCTTGTTGGTATGAACGCAGCTAACAAAGCTAGTGGGATGGTGCATCGTAAAGCGTTTGCCGAAAACTTGTTGGCTTTTAGCATTTTCGCTAAGGAACACCCTAACGCTATGCTTTACATTCACTCAGAAATGTTTGGCGTATTTTCTGGTTGGAATCTTTCTGATTTGATGACGGCTTGTGGTTTGACCCCAGACCAGGTTGTGTTGGCTGACCAGATTGCTTACCGTTATGGTATTCCGCAGGTTGATTTGGCTGGTATTTATTCAGCGTTTGACGTGTTTTTGGGTACGTCTTATGGTGAGGGTTTTGGTGTGGGTACGATTGAGGCACAAGCGTGTGGTGTGCCTGTGATTGTGTCTAACTTTGCGGCAAGCCCTGAGCTTGTTGGTGATGGTTGGCTTGTAGAGGGTCAGCCGTTGTGGGATAACTCTCAAAAGGCTTGGTTTAACATTCCGTCTATCCCTGGTATCGTAGAGGCTCTAAATAAGGCGTATAAGGCTGATAGAGGCGTTTCCACGAAGGCTTTGGGGTTTGCTAAACAGTTTGATGCCGACTTCGTGTATAAGACGCACTGGAAGCCTGTTCTAGCAAAGTTACTTAAGTGATTCCTGTTGTTGGGTTCGCAACAGTTTCACGCTTTGACCTTGCTGATAGGTTGCTTAGCTCTATTGACTACCCTGTTGAACATTTGGTTATTGTGGACAACTCTGGGAAAGCCTCGTGGAATCCTGTTAAACCCGATTTTGTGGTCAATATGTGGGTTATGCGTATGCCTTACGGTCTCGGCTTGGTTGGTGCTTGGAATCTGGTTGTAAAGTCTACGCCTTACGCCCCTTACTGGGTTCTTATAAACGATGACGCTTGGTTTCATCCTGGCTCGTTAGCTCGCATAGAGGCTGAGGTAGATACTGAGGCACTAAACTTTATTGGCATTACGCCTGAGTGGTCTGCCCCTGTGTTTGGTGAAGGAATGGTTAGGAAGGTTGGGTTATATGATGAAAAGTTTTATCCACTATATTTTGATGATAACGATTTGGAGCGTAGGGTCATATCTGCTGGTGTTCCTATTAAGCGTCATAGCATACCTATCGGTCATGATAATAGTTCGTCCTTAGACCCTGTAAAAAATGTAAAAAGTTTTCAAGCTAACAGTTTGTTGCATCAGGCTAAGTCAGCTGCAGACGATAATAGTTGGACATGGGATTTAGATGTTAGGAGAGCTAACCGATGGGATTGAAAGTTTACACTGGTGGAACGTTTGACCTGTTTCATGCAGGCCATGTAGAGTTTTTGCGTAAATGCTCTAGGTATGGGCGTGTAGTTGTTTCGTTGAACACAGACGAGTTTATAAAAGAATATAAAGGCTCTGCACCTGTTATGAGTTATTATGAACGTAAAACTGTGCTTGAAGCTTGCCGTTATGTTGATGAGGTAATCCCCAATTATGGTGGGGTTGATAGCAGACCGTCTATTATGGCTATTATGCCTGACATTATTATTATTGGGTCTGATTGGGCTGTGCGTGATTACCATAAACAGATGGGTTTTACTCAGGAGTGGTTGGATAAACGTAATATTGCTTTATGTTATGTTCCTTATACTGCGGGTATCAGTTCTACTGAGGTAAAGAAGCGTCTTTCGGTAGTAAAATAGAATAAGGTTTATTGAAAGGCCGTATAGTGGCGATTGTAAATGGTTATGCAACTCTGGCTCAGGTCAAGGCTGCTCTTCGTATCACCGACAGCATTGATGACACTCTAATTGAGTTAGCTGTTGAGTCTGCTTCCCGCGACATTGACGCTTACTGTGCCCGTGTTTTTTATAGTGTCGGTTCAGGTAGTCGCTTCTTTGCAGCTACTGACGAATACTTTTGCCCGATTGATGACGCTCAAAGCATTTCTGCTGTAGCCACTTCTTCTACCTCTAACGGTGTTTATGAAACTATTTGGGCTAACCCAACTGCAGGTAACAACGATGGTGATTACCAGATTGAACCTATAAACGCTGCTTACCCTACTGACGGTATTGTGACCCCTATTACTGGTGTGCGTGCTTTGTGGAACTACTTGTTCCCTATTGCTGGCGGTGCAGCATTGGTTAAGGTGACTGGTGTTTGGGGTTGGTCGGCTGTGCCTACCGCTATCAAACAGGCTTGTGTTATTCAGGCAGCCCGTATTTTCAAACGTAACGATTCACCGTTGGGTGTTGCAGGTTTTGGTGACATGGGTGCTGTGCGTGTATCTCGTGTAGACCCTGATGTGGCTCGTATGCTTGAACCTTACCGCCGTGTCAATGGGTTTATGTAATGGCAACCATTTCGCAGTTGCGCACTGCTCTTGCAACTAATTTGTCTACCATTCCTGGGTTGCGCACGTCTGCTTATGTGCCTGACGACCCGAACCCGCCTGTAGCAATTATTGAGCCGTCTACAATTGACTTTGACACCACTTTTGGTCGTGGCTTAGACACTTTGTTGTTTAATGTAAATGTTTTGGTGGGTCGTGTTTCTGACCGCACCGCACAAGCCTCTCTTGATGCTTACTGCAGTAGTCAAGGCACTTACAGTGTGAAAACTGCGGTAGAATCAGATAGGACACTCGGTGGTTACGCAAGTGATTGCCGTGTGACTAGACTTAGCTCATACGGGCAGGTCACTGTTGGAGATACAATCTACCTTGCGGCTGAGTTTGCCGTTCAGGTATACGCAAACTAGGAGAATATTATGGCAAAATTTGTCGCAACTGACTTCAAGATTACTCTGAATGGTACGGTTCTTTCGCCGTCTATCAACTCAGTTACTCTTGACGTAACCTCAAACGAAGTAGAGACCACTACTTTCGGAAGCACTTTCAAAACTGTTGTTGGTGGAATCATTTCTGGTTCAGCTAAGCTGGACTTTTACCAGGACTTTGCTGCTGGTTCAGTAGACCCTGTGATTTGGCCGCTTCTTAACACTATCGGTACGTTGGTAATCACCCCAACTTCTGCTACTGTTTCAGCAACAAACCCTTCTTACACCACACAGGTGCTAATTAACAACTACCAGCCAATCAACGCTTCTATCGGAGACCTTGCAGGTTTCTCGGTAACTTGGCCGACTACTGGTACTGTTACTCGTGCAACTGCATAACTAAACTAAGGAAAAAATAAATGAAGATTAACCTACGCATTGAGTTCGCTAATGGCGAGTCAAAATCTATTACTGCTATCGCTGGCGACATGGTCGCTTTTGAGAGAGAGTTTGAGATTTCGATTGCATCTTTGGAAAAGGAAGCAAAGCTCACTCATCTTCTTTACCTTGCTTGGGCTTCTGAGAACCGCCGTAAAGAGACCGCTAAACCGTTTACCGAATGGGTGAACGATGTGGCTGGTATCGAATTTGGTGACTCAGACCCAAAATAAAGGGGCTGGGCGAAAGTTCAGCACACTGGTATATCGCAACACTAGCTGTGGAGTCAGGTATCAGCCCTTCGGAGTTGATGCAGCTTGATGAACGTATGTTGTGGACTATTGGTAGATATCTAGTTTCTAGGAATCAACAACAGTGATAGAGACCCCTGGCTTCGGCTGGGGGTTTCTTATTGCTGATAGAATAGGCTTTTAGGTGGTGATTCCAGTTGGCTTTGAAAGCTGTTGCAAGTTTTACGGACTATAAACGTCTTATTGATGTTATGAAACAGATTGACCCTGAGATGGTTAAGAAGTTGCGTAAAAGGTATCGAGAAATTGGTCGCCCTGTTGTCAAAGGTATTAAAGACGAAATACCAACTGAAGCAC